GGTACTTTATCGTATTTCGACGTCACTCTTCCATAGCTATCTATTATAGTCGGGCTTTAATCCCTAATCTGGTTGCCTTATTACAGGTCCAGTATTCTATAATAGTATGAAAGAGAGTCCAGACCTCGTGGTCTTTTTACCGCGAGGAACCTTCCTGAACAGGTATTTTCAGCTCTACCAAGTTATCAGACATGATAAAGGGGATTTCAAACCCCATCACTTGGAGAATTCTGATTATTCCATACGTTCAGTAGGTCGATCTAAGATAACGTACCATTAGGATCACATTGTGATCCACGTCACTAGAGTCCCGAAGGACCCGCAAGGGTTCTACTTATTAGGTTGCATCCCCTTTTCCATCTCCATCTCCCTTCGTCGCAGTATTACTGTGCATAGAAGAGCGGTAACGTTTGATTAGCGCATGCGTCAATCGTGATCACTTCCGGAAGAAGCGTACCTGATACGGCAACTTTCCCTCTAAGCGTTTAAGCTTCTTGGGCATGTCGATCACGTATACATCTCCCGAAATCCTTTTCAAAACTTCCTGACCTCTAAGAAACACTTTCAGTGCCTCATTAAAGGTAGGGTGGGTATAGTCCCGTCAATACTGAACAGGGACCCTATCCCAAACTGGAATGTCATTCACTTTTCCAATGAAGAGCCGAAGCTCGTCATTGTACTTCTTGAGTTTCTCGAAAACTCCCTTTTGAGAGGAAAACCAGACCTCGTCTCATAGAGAACGAAGGTCTCAGTAATCAGTCTCAAAACGGCGGTCCCACTTGTCAACAAGAAGTTTCTGATTAAAATCAGCAAACTCCTTGATCCAAGTAGTCCGACGAGTTATCAAGCTGTGCAAAGGTTTCAATACGTCTTGAGTAAATATTTGTAGATACTCACGATTGAAATCTTTAGGAGCACCACGGCGAAGAGACAAAATGTCTGTATTGAAGTCAGCCTTAACAATCTGACTTAACCAGACGGCCTGGAGAGCGTGGTTAAGTCTTCGAAATGACTTAGCTCTCGCTCTGTATCCATGGCCAAGGACTCTTGCCTGGCGATCCCATGACAAATCCAATTTCTTGACAAAGGCTGATCAAGCTGAAAGGTCTGAAAGGGCAACCTGTAACTCCTTAAAAGATATAGGAGAGACGTTTGCACCATCCAAGAATGTGTTTTTCGCGAATTCTATCCCGAGCCCCTTATGGCTCAAGATAGACTTTGCCAAACCACACTCCACACCGATCATATCTAAAATCTTTAGATAGGACCGGGTAACCTTCCAGTCAGCTATCACCAAGTCATCCCCCAATACCGCATATTTTTTAAATAAGCGGTCTTGTGGATAACCGACACGCCATGCCGCAACCTGTACTATAAAATGATGACAATACGCCAGCATCGCTCACGAAGACAGAGCACCCATCGGCTGTCCGACCGCATATCTAAAGCGACCGGATACCGAGAATTCTTCAGATCTAAGTCGATAATCTCTATCGACTAGTAAGTTCGCTCAATCCTCACCAAAATTAGGATAAAAGCGAATCAGATCCGAAAGAATCAATTTCTGAATAGAAATTGGCAATCTGTCAGTGGCGGCGCTTAAATCTAAGCTAAAATAAGACCTTATACCCGGCATTCGCAACAAACGATATACCGGTTTCAGTTGATTAAAAGTACCATCCATGGGCACTCTTCTCAAAATTGAAAAGAGATACTTATGTAATGGTGCCAGTAATCACTGAGTAATAGGATCTACCATAGCAAAGACGCGTACTTTTCCGGCTGCCTCTTTCTTTAAAGACAACTTTCCTAAAGGGAGTCCAGACCACCAATTAGATTCAAATTTCTTTGGAATCGAATTAGAAATCTGGTCAATCTTCTTAAGCCCCACTAACATCGTGAAAAGACGCCTGAGTTCGGGATAGAACACAGTCGCCATTTTCATTATGATAGAGTAGGCCGAAGAAAGATAAACTGCCCGTGTAGCCTCTAAAAGAGAGACCACATGAGTAGAGTACAAACCCTTTAAGTTGACCTCCTTTAACGGACACGTCGTTACGGTGTCGGTGAAAGGCGAGGATTTAAAGATAGGAAATGCCTTAGCTTTTGCTCGAAAGAAATCAAGAGGATCTTTAGACCCTCTCGACATCAAGCGAGTGAAAGCCGGCACATACGGCTCAAACCAACTAATGTCAAAAGACTTTCCGGGGTCAGTTATAGTATTTAACTTTAACTTACCGGGGAATTCTAACACTCGGTATACACTAAAAACCGTCAAATAAAAACGGACAAATAGTAGATACCCAGGTCGCTTATTAATAATTAACAAGCGATGACAAGCTGGTATGAGTCGAGGCAGTCCAGATCCCGTCCGGGCCAACCTAGGCCCGAGCGGGGTTACATCATATAGTACATACCCAGCCACAGACTGTTGTAAAAGAACTGTAGCCGCCTTGAGACTAAGGGTTAAACCCTTAATCCCCTGACGTCTATAGATCTTAGACATTGTCTTAGCCAGTAAACGTACCGAGGAAATGAAACTCAGTGACGTGGACCCTCCTACTAGTACCTTCATTTTTAGCAAAATGTCGGTAAAAGTAGTACCCGCTTTTACACGGATAATGTCACCTAAATGGCTACACTCATAGTGCCATGTCGCGAATTTGAAAGTTTTCTGAAAAAGATTACTTTTGAAGACGTTATATGGTCTATAAATGTTCCTTTAGGACTTCGGTTTCCCCTTTCGGGGGCCGCAGACACCATGTGAATGGATGAGGGAACGACTCATGTGGTTTCTGGACTGTGGGACAGCGTATCATCTTTCGACGATACCCCCTGTCTGAGTCCAGTCCACGGTCACCCCGACACCTAAATCTGATATTCAACACTTATCAGACAGGGTGTCAACCCATCTGAAAAGCTGCCTTCGCGAAAGGCAGTCCCTTTACAGATATAGATATCGGAGCAACTCACGGTTGTGTAGGATCAAGACTCTTTGAAGTCTCAGGGCTAAACTTGTTTAAGCCCTCTACCAGAATTAACTGG